CATCCGGCGAGCAGTTTAAGATGTTTGACGAGGATACACCACTCATGAAGAAAGATCACTTTGGCATAAAACAGGGTCTAGTTAGGCAATTGGTAAGAATGCGTGAGAGAGTCAATGCGAATTCTGATGAGGTCTCAGAATATTTCCAACGCAATCCCTTCATGATGATTAGAGGTCCTGAAACATTGGAAGAGACACTCAACCTGATATACTCAAAACTATTCACACAAGGGGCTTCTGAATCCTTAAGACGGACTTCAAATGCTATTTACATAGGAAGGTTAGCAGCATTTAGAACGAGTAGATCGTGGTTTGCCCCATCCGGTGGTGAAGAACATAATGATCTCATCACCGGTGAAACTGTCAGCCACACCGTCTACATGAAAGCAACATATAGGGAATATCTAACGAATTCCTTGGAACACTTAACTGATGAAAAGAAATTAGACATTGAGAAATTATTGCCAATTATTTATCCGCAATCAAAAACTTTTGACGTGTTATCCCAATTTGTCGGCAAATTCGGTCCATACAAGCACGTTTCTGAAAGACACTCACAGGCTGTTAAGAGTTGGACTGTCAATAATTACAACTATGAGTTTCATACAAGTCTCAAGTCGATACTCGAGACAAGTTTCAAATTATCTTCAGACTCACCAGAGGAAGATGTCGAGGAATTTAGACGTGTGATTGGCTTTGATTTGAGTAGTTTAGAGTCTGTCATCGAGCAGTGCAGATTGAGAGGTATTAGACCTTTGGATTTGTTCTATTTAATGATGAAGATTCACAAGAGTTCAAGAGTTACAAAGATACAAACATTCTCCTATGGACCCAGCACAACTAGTGTACATCTTACTAGTCTTGCTGTCAAGAGATACAATCACTTCCCAGGGATGACAATGATTCTAGACATCGGTCTGTTGGAAGATTCTGAGGGTCCAATGTCATCAATTTCGAGGAAACTTGATGATATAAAGCTACTATACAATTTGATTGTCATGAGGGATAATGGAAAGCTGGATAATCTAAATCAGCACGGTCTTGAATCTCTAATCAATGGTGACAACCTACTGAGAAGGTGTCTAACAATAATCAGATCAATCAAGTCGATATCTGGGTATGACACAATAACACAGAAAACACTCAAGCTGGTAGCCTGTGAATTAATGCTTGGCCATGAATTGAGGCAGAAATTAACTGCTTGGAGGACATTCAATTATACATACATAAAAAAACAGCACAAAACAATGAGGCCAAATGGCACTTGGCAATGGTCAGGGGATCTGAGTGTTTTAATTAGTGATAGTTCAGAATCCTTCACAGTGAATGAAAGAAAATCAGACAGGTACGTTGTTGCTAGGAAAGTCAACAATCTAGCAAACTTCTATCTCTCCTTGAAAAACATATGCAAAACGCTTGATTTTGATTTTAGGAGCTTGTTCACTCGAGAGAATCTAACCAAGGGAGACATTTACCTGTCTGACTCAACTAGGAATCTGCACATTGCAGAAGTTTCTGGCATAGAAGCACCAAAACTGAAAATTAAGTTTTCGGATAATTTCACTTACAGACGGATCACAGACATGGATGAGTTCAAGATTGTGAGGGACCACAATTCAAGAACAGGTGAACTTCAAATCTACTTAAAAGACAAAGTTGGTCGAACTTCAACTATTTGTCATTCAAATGGAAACTTTTATCCTGTCAGAATACCGTATGAATTCACATTCTTGAATGACAGAGCTAGTTTTTTTGGGTGTTAGACTAAATAAGTTATTCGAAAACAAGCATTGGTTCTTTGATTTCAGACTACCTAAGATGTCCAGGTCAGACTCTGTACAATTTTTAAGGTCCGATGTTGATCTTGACTTGGTCCTCAATCAAGATGACCTTACCATGACAAGGATACACCAGTACATGGAGGCTCACGAGGATATTGATGATGAAATGTTTGGCCTAGAACAAGAATCCTATTCCATAAATGCATTCAGCAAGACTGAAGCATCCAGATTAACAGA